TCGTATGGGCCAGCGGATGAAGGCCTTAGCGCCGCGCTCCGATCCGCAGTTTGCGCCGCACATCCAAGACGAAATCGAGGTGAAAACGCGCGGATTGACGGCGCGTGTCGGGCTGCTGGATCCGGGACCGACGGGCATCGAGGCCGATGTGGCGTTGTTCAACGAATATGCCCCGAATAAACAGCCGTTTATGCGACCGGCCGCGGAAGCCGAGGCGTCGGAGTTTCAGCGGCATATCACGCGAGCGATCCAAAAAATGGAAGGAAAGCTCCAAGTAGGGATCGCCGGCGGAGGGCTTCTGTGAGCGCGTTGCGCAGTGTTCAAGCGGCCATTTATGCGCGCCTGAGCGGCGATGCGACCTTGACCGCGCTGGCGACGGTGACCGGGGATATTGGAGCCACGCGGCCGTATCCCTTTGTGCTCGTGGGGGACGGCCTCGAAAAGCCGTGGCATGGGCTCAGCACGAACGGCTACTCCGATATCGTGCGCACGCATATTTACAGCAACTATCAGGGGGATAGTCAGGCGTTGACAATTCTGGCGCGCATCACGGCATTGCTGGATTATGCGTCGCTGACCGTCACGGGTTTCGGTGCCGTGTTGTGCGAATATGAACAATCGCGGGTGCTGCGGGAGACCGATGCGGATCGCATCGAGATTCGGCATATTCCTGCGGAGTTTCGCGTGCGGGTGCGGCAATGATCGATGTGGTGCGGGCGCATCTTGATGCGATTGACGCGCAACTCGACCTGCTGCGGGCACAGGTGCTGGCCGCGCGGCAGGCGTTGCCGCCAGTGGCGACCGAGACGCCCGTCATCGTGCCGGCGGAGTGTCTCGGGATTGAGAAATGCGGTTTGCGAGACGACACGCATCGAATGTATGGGTCGGGATTTGGGTCGCCGCGGCAGTGGGTCTGCAAGGGATGCACGAAAACGTTCGGACTATAGGAGTGGAGTGAGACATGGCCGATTTGAGCATTACCGCGGCAAACGTGTTGTTTACCAGCGGCACGAAGGTGACGGGCGTGGCTGGCGCGGCGATTACCGCCGGGCAGTCACTGTATCTCGACAGCGCCACGAGCACGTTGAAGCTGGCGCAAAGCGATGGCACCGCCGCGGAAGTGGATCTGGTGGGCGTGGCGTTGCACGCGGCCGGGTCCGGCCAACCGGTGACGTATGCGGGCACTGGGTCCACCATCAACATCGGCGCGACGACTTCCAAAGCCACGACCTATGTTGTGTCAGCCACGGCCGGCGGGATTGCGCCGCAAGCGGACTTAGTCTCCACGAATCGGATCTGTCGCGTGGGGTATGCGACGGCGACGGATGGCACGTTCGTGGTGGATATTCGCAACGTCGGCGCGGTCATCTAACGGCTCGCCGCACATCACAAGAGGGGATTGAGACGACATGGCTCTGACACCATCCAAACTGGCCGTTGTGAAGTTGGACAACGTCGGCGGCACCCTGCAGGACATCAGCACGTATTGCTCGTCCTGCTCGCCGTCGTGGGAACTCGGAGAATACAGTGCCAAGCCGCTCGGCTCGACGGCCACGCTGTATGCCTCGGGCTATTTCGAGGGCACCGTGGAGCTGTCCGGTTACTGGGACGCCACGATTCACGCGCATCTGGCGGCGCTGTTCGCGGGCTTCCAGGCGGGCACGTCGACGTCGTCGTCCTGGGAGTATGGTCCCGGCGGCTCGACGTCTGGCTACCAGAAGACGACGGCGGAACTCGTGATGACGTCCTACGAATACCCACAGGAAGAAAATTCTTTGGGCACGTGGTCGGCGAGCTTTCGCGTCACGGGCAACATCACGAACACGACGTGGTAACGAGGTTCGGCGGGTTCCCGGCTTGATCGGCCGTATTGGGTGGACTCCCGACTGCCCAGCGGATTCGCCGAACACTTGACAGCATCGGGAGACGAGTCGGGAGGCTCGGGAGACATGGCAGACAATAAATACGTCGAGGTGTTCCTCGACCGTCCGCGTCGGTTGGTGTTTCGGCACAAGGACTTGCGCGACGCGGTGAATACCAGTAAGCGGAGCATCGGGGATCTCATCGGGGACCCATTCGGCGGCTGGCCGGTGCTGTTGCAGCATGGGCTGCGGCACAAGGATACGACGCTCTCGCTGGATGACTGCTCGGAGATGATCGAGCGGTGGGTCCAGGCGGGGCAGCCGCTGAAGGACCTGAGCGACAAGGTCATCCGGGCGCTGGAGAATACCGGCTTTATCAAGATTGAACGGCCGGAAGACGAGACCACAGCGGACCCTACGTAGCCGGAGATGATGTCTCCGGGTATCTTGACGCGGCGGAAGAGCAAGCCTATGCGATGGGGCTCAAACCGTGGGAGTTCGACCGGCTCACGCCGCCGGAGTTCGCGCGCATGCTGAAAGGCTACCAGGCGCGGCAGGAGCAGGAGTGGTATCGGACGGCGTGGCTGGCCTGCTACATTCTCGCGCCACACAGTAAGCGCAAGCTGACGCCGGAAAAGCTGCTCGGACTCCAGCCGAAATCTGACGCGACGAAGAAGGTGCGGCTCGTGGTCGGGCAGCAGAAGTCTGAGGTGACGCCATCGGAGTCGTAGCCAATCTCGTCGTTCGGGTCTCGGCGTCTATTTCTGACTTTGAGAAGCAGATTGCCGGGCTCGAGAAGAGTTGGGACCGCACGGGTAATCGTCTGGTCTCGATCGGCGGTGACCTGACACGGGCAATCACGTTGCCACTCGCGGCTATTGGCGGCGGCGCCGTGCTGGCGGCGTCGCAGTTTGAGTCCTCATTCGCTGGCGTGCGGAAGACGGTGAAGGCTACGGACGCCGAGTTTGCGGTCATGGCGCAGCAGTTCCGTGATCTTGCGTTGGAGATTCCGGTCAACGTCAACGAGCTCAATCGCCTCGGCGAGGCGGCTGGTGCGCTCGGCATTCCTAAAGCCGAAATCGTGGACTTCGCACGGGTGATGGCGCTACTGGGCGTCACCACGAATCTCACGTCTGACCAAGCCGCAGAAGGTATCGCCAAAATTCAGAACATCTTCGGCACAGCTGGTGTAGCGACGGAGAACTTTGCGTCCACGCTCGTGGCGCTGGGCAACGATGGAGCCTCCACCGAAACGCAGATTCTTGAGATGGCGAATCGTATTGCTGGTGCTGGCAATGTGATCGGCCTGACACAGGGCGAGGTGCTCGCGTTCGCGTCCGCACTCGCCAGCGTGGGGCTTGAGGCAGAAGCCGGCGGCACGGCTATCTCTCGTGTGTTTATCGACATTGCGGCGGCAGTGAGTGAAGGCGGCGACGCGGTAGCCGGATTCGCAGAAGTCGTGGGCGTTCCCATTCAGGAATTTCAGCGACTCTTCAAAGAAGATGCGGCGACGGCTGTCTCCGAGTTTATTGGTGGCTTGACACGTATTAAAGAGTCTGGCGGCGATCTTCTCGGTACACTTGAGCAGTTGGGCTTTAAAGAGATACGCGTGCGAGATACGCTCTTGCGCGCGGCCGGCGCAGGTGATTTGTTGACGCGAGCGCTGGACCTGCAGAAGACCGCATGGGAAGAGAACAATGCCCTAACGAATGAGGCAACTGAGCGATTCAAGACCTTCGAGTCGCAAGCCAAGTTACTCTACAACAAGCTGTATGACCTCGGCATTGAGCTCGGTAATCAACTCTTGCCATACCTACTCAAGATTGTGGATGCGGCAAAGCCAGTGCTCGAGCAACTCGTGCTGATGGTGAAGGCCTTCGCGGACTTACCACAGCCAGTGCAGACCGCGGCGCTCGGATTTCTCGCATTTGCAGCGGTGCTCGGGCCAATTGTCGGCGTAGTCGGTCGCCTCTATCAGGCCGGGTCCAGCTTACTTGGCATCATGAAGTTGCTCGGGAAGACGGAGGCCTTCAAGTTCCTGGCTGGCGGTGGCGGTGCGGCGGGTGTCGGGACCGCGCTAGCGGTTGGCGGCGGTCTCGCCATTGGTAATAGCGCCATGACGCGCGACGATGCCGACGTGAACGCCGCTTACATGGAATTGGCAAACCTGCCCAGTATTAAGGGACCCGCGAAAGATATCGAACTGTTGTCGGAATCACTGAATGTGCTGGCGGTGGGTCCGGGCGCACCTGGATTCGTGGCGGGTGGTGTCGTGAAATTGGGCGAGGCGTTCACGGGTCTTACGCCATCGACGTCGGCCGCATCGAAAGAACTCGAGCGAGCGGCCGAGAAGCAGAAGCATCTTCGTGAAGAAATATTACAGACGGCGATAGAGGCCGAGAATCAGGTCACGTCATTTGAGTTCTTCCAGAAGCGGGCCGCGCAGCCATTACAAGTGGCGCTGGCTGGCCTTGGTGCTGGGTGGAATGACCTGACCGAAGCGATTATCCCGACGCGCACCGGCATGGATGGCCTCGAGCCGATTCTGGCGCATCTCGGGAATACGACGGTGCCGACGTTGGATGAGGAGATGGAGCGCCTCGGCTACACGTTGGGCGACTACGGGCCGACACTAGAGCAGGCGCAGAAAGAGTTCAAGACGTTTGGGGACTTCCTCAAGAACGACCTCGGCAAAGTCATCCTATCGGCCTTCCAGGGCGGCGGGAATGTGGGCCAGAGCATCGGGTCGGCTATTGGCGGCTTCCTGACTGGGCCAAGTGGCGTCATTGGTCAGGCCGTCTCGCGCATCGGCGGCACGCTGGGGTCAGTGCTTGGATCGGTAGTCCCCGGTCTCGGGTCATTGCTCGGCGGGTTGGCTGGTAATCTCTTCGGGCGGCTGTTCTCGGACCCAGAGCGCCAGATTAATCCGATTCGGCAAGCCTTCGTCAATGCGGCGGGTGGACTCGATATTCTTAATCAACGCGCCGCCGCAGCCGGCGTCACGCTGACCGCCTTGCTCGACGCGCGAAATCCAGAACAATATCGCATCGCCATCGAAGCGTTGCAGGCGGCGTTTGCGTTCCAAGACCAGGCGATGCAGACGCTGGATGAGACCACGCGTCGGTATGGCTTCACGCTCGAGGAACTCGGGCCGGCGCTGCAGCGGCAAGAGCTCGGGAAGCAAGCGGAGCAGCTCTACCAGGATTTTACGATTCTGACCACGGCTGGCATTGACACCACGGCCGTGCTCACGCGGATGGGCGAGAGCGTCAACGCCTTCGTGCAGGGGGCGCTGCGCACGGGCACGGAAGTGCCAGCGGCGATGCAACCGATGCTGCAGCAATTCGTCGCGGCCGGCCTGCTCTTTGACCAGAACGGCGAGGCGATTACGGATTTGGGCGCGTCAGGCCTCACCTTTGCCGAGTCCATGTCGCAAGGCTTTACACGGGTGGTGGAATCGGTCAACCGGCTGGCGGATGCGATTGCGCGTGGCCTCGGGCTGTCGCTTGACTCCATCACTACGAAGGCCAACGCCGCAGCCGATGCGATGGCCGGCCTACAGGCGGGTGATGTGAGCGGTGGCCTTACCTATTGGGACACGAGCGGAGGTCCGCTGGTCATCGAGGCGCGCCGTGGTGGCCTGGTCACGTCGCATGGGATTCAGCACTTCGCGGCTGGCGGCTTTGCCCAAGGCCGCGATACAGTTCCGGCGATGCTGTCGCCTGGCGAGCTCGTGTTGAACAAAGCACAGCAAGCGAGTCTAGCGGACTCGATGCCATCAGCCGTCAATGTGACTGTGAATGCGCAGGGCGCCTACTTCGATGCGGTGACCACGGAGCGGCTCGCGCGACGCATTGCGGAACCGCTGGCGAAGATTATTGCCGGCAACAAAGGCGGCGCGCATACACAATACCGCGCTGCTCTGAATCTGACCGTGTGAGATGGCGACGATCTATCAGACCTATGCCGACAATATCCTGACCGGCGGCACGGTGTCTGGCGCGACGCCGGCCACGGGCTATGCCGCCTCGACGCTCCTGACCAATCGGCCAGCGAAGCGCATTCTGTATAGCTCTGGCACGGTGACGGTCACGGTGACGGCCTTAGCCTCGGCGCGCGGGGATATCTTCTGCCTGCCGATGCACAACCTCAGTGGTGCCGTGCTCACCTTGACGAATGGCGCGGGGCTCAGCCAAGCCATCACGATTCCGACGGCGCGGGCGAATGGGTTTCCCGAGACGTTGGTGGCGGACTTATCGGTGCTCGTGCCGAACGCCACGACCCGCACCAGCGCCACCTGGAATTTGGTCATCAGTGGCAATGCGTCGAATGTGATTCTGGGTGGGGCCATCGGCATCTACACGTCGCGGCGGGAGACGACGGCGCTCCAGACCGGTATCACGGAGACCGAGGCGCATCAAGTGATTGAGCACACGAACGTCTATGGTGTGCCGATGCGGTATGACCTGCATGCTGCTGTCAAGTCGGTGTCCGGCACGTTCATCGCGTCGAATACGGAACGCGAGACGATTCGCGGGTGGTTCCGTGCGGGTCATGGCGTGGCACGGCCATCGTTGCTCTGGCTGGACACGGACGATACCACGACGGCGCTGTATGGTGTGTGGGACGGGGGCCTTGCGGTGACGCGGGAGTTCCGCAATCAGAACACGATGCCCTTCCGCTTTGATGAAGTGAGCAAAGGAGTCGCCCTCGTGTGAGCATCTGGCACACGATTCTGATTATGGCGATTATTCTGACGCAGACGTGGCCGACGACATCGACAGCGCTCGCGACGCCGCTGTTCATTGCGTCCGGGTGGCCGGGCGGGCCGACTGGCGGTCCAGCCGATGGGACCTATTATCCGGCGGTTATTTCTTCGGAAAGCGTGACCGTCTCTGGCGGTCGTCTGGTGTCAGTTGTAGATGTTGATGCGGGCGTTGTACTGCACCCGTCAGCGTGGCCGGCCTGGGGAGCCGGCGCTGTTAATGGCGATGGGGTGTATACAGATGCGCCACAAGGCTGTATCGAGTGGGACCAGAACATTGATACCACGGCCGGTTACTGGCCGCTGTTGGCGATTGCGGATGGCGTCGGCACGGACATGTTGCGGTTGTCGTTGAGTGATGGAACGATCACGCTTGAGAACATGCAGTTTGCCGCGCATTATCCAGACATTGATTGGTCAGGGTCGCTCACTACGGGTAATCATCGGTTTCGGTTGTCATGGCGCACGTCTACACCAACTGGAGGCGCCTATGGCGATCCGCCTGAGGATGCCTATTGGCATCTGGCCGCCGATGGTCTAGTGCGGCTCTGGATTGACGGCACGCTGGTTTACGATTCCGGTCCAGCTGAGTTCTGGTGGATCATCGACTCACCGCGGGCGATATGGATCGGCTACTTCGGACTGGTCGGTAGCGTCGGTGCTGTCACCGTGCAGGACACAACCTGCGCGTCCACGATTTATCCTGCCGTCGCGGTCTCCTCGACGTGCTGTGCTGGCCCGACGCCGACGAGTCAGACCAGCAATGGCGGCACGGGTAATAGCGGCAACAACGCGGGTGGCATCGGCTGGACGCCGACATATCTCGGTCCATCTGGTGCCGTGCCGCAGCATACCGACCCGACGACCGGCGAGACGCTCACCGGAAAATCAGGCGTCGAACTCTGGGCGGAGATTGAGCACGCCGGCACGACGTATCGATGGGCGGTGACCGACCTGGCGGACCCGGTCAGTTATCGTGGCGGTCTAAAAGAAGGAAGACTGACAGCCATTGGCGACGTCGAGCACGCCCTGAGTGATCATAATGGTAACTTTGAAGGCTTCTCGCTGACGCTGACAGTGTCCGATCACGATCGTGTGATTCGGTCATTACTCGACACCGCCGCGACGAATAAATTCCTACTGGATGAGGTCCGCTTATATCTGGTGTCTCATGAAGGTCGGTTAGCCGCAGCGGCACCGAGGGTCATTGCGCGGGCGGAGCTGGAGCAGTATCCGTCAGAAGCGCCGCTCATGATGCGGATGACGGGGATTGATCCGCTCTTCGGGGACTTCGGCAAGTTCGGTCCGGATCGCAAGTTTCCGACGTGGACGATTCCAGAGACCGTGTTTCCCGATGCCCCGGAAGACTCTCTAAAAGCGCCCATTCCGGTGATCTATGGCGAGGTGAGTGACGCACTGGCGGTGGATCCTGTCACGGGACTTGCCTCGCCGAAAGGCGCCTGTCCGTTAACGTATGTTGGTCGTATGGCGTTGACCTTCACGCCGACGACCACTATGACGGCCGACACGACGCAGACCGCAGTCACGAATGTCGGGCGGTTGGGGATTCAATACGGCGGCACGATTACGACGCAGACGCCGTATTACCGTGTCGCACCGATGCTCAATGGTCGTATCGGTCCGCCGTCTGGACTCGCGGGTGGCCCGAACAACTATGACCCGACGCCACATGCGGATCGGGTCGTGTGGGACGGGAACAGCGTCACGAATCCGTATATCGTCTGGCAATTCACGAATCCGGCGTGGCATCCGTTCGACAATCCGACCGTTGATACGAATGTGACGTATCAGACGGTGCAGCCGCAAACGCGGTCAGTATTGGTCGATTGGGATTACGAAGTGATTTTCACGTCGGCCAGCGGAGGGCAAGTCTGGGATGGGCAGAGTATCGGCACGGTGCAGACCGCAACGAGTGATTGGGATATCTACGTGCTCTGCCTTGGCGCGGTCTATCAAGTCACGTCGATCTTCGGGTCTGACCTCGGCGCCACACAAGCCGATGCCCATCCGACGCGCGTGCAACTCGATCCATCAGCGCGGGCGGACCTGCTCGTGCCAGGGGCGTCGAATTGGCCGTTCGCCACTTCGTATCAAGACTTCCCGGGCACCGATGGTGCGACGTATCGGCTGACGGTCATTTATGCGCGCGGGCAATTATCTGAGGATCACAAAGCGGGACGCGTCAACATGACGTGTAATGTCATTGGCGTCGAAGACGTGGGTGATGGGTCTGGTCTTCCGATTGTCGATTTTTTCCCGGCCTATCAGCATTTGCTCGATAACTTTGTGCTCAATGATTACCGCTCCGGTCTGTGGGTCACGACGGCGAACAATCCTGAGTGGGAAGATGGCACGCCCAAAGTCCGGTCATCGAGCTTTACGGCGGCCCAGGCGATTACGCAGAACCGCATCGGTGGCTATGGGTATCGCATAGGGTGGTGTATCGCCGAACATCATGCCTTGCGCGATGTGTTGCAATACATGAATGATTCCGGCGATTGCCGGCTCGGTGTCAATGGACATGGGCAGCTCGTCGTCAGCGTGGTCGATCCATCATTAGTTACGACCAACTGGACACGGCTGGAACATTCGGTGGATCTGTTAGGCGACGTCCGCATCTGGACGGCTGGCGAGCAACTCGAGAACGAAGTCAAAGGCACCTACGATTGGGATGCCGATCAGCGACAATATCGAGGGACTCAGATTACGCGCGAGGATACGGCGGCGGTGACGGCCTACCGAAACCATCGCAAGTCCTCGAAGCTGATCGGGCATCGTGGTCTACGTGAGCGAGCCTTCGTCGATGACGTGTTGCAGCGGCGCCTCGACCGGCTGAAATACGGGCCACGCTACGTCGCGTTCACGACGCACATTGGCGGGATGGACTTGGACTTGGGTGACGGTTTGCGCCTGACCACGATTGAGGGCGACGGGGCAAACGGCTTCGTCGATCGTCCTATGATCATCTTACGGAGACGATTCGACCCGCAGACCATGCTGACGACACTGACCTGTCTGGATGCACAAAACCTCTTGTTCGCCGCAGGCGCGCAAGTCTTGGGCACCTTGCCCATTGAGCTCTAAATGGCGAACTTCATCCTCCCGAATAGCGGATCGACCTACTCAGCCGGCGGCACGTTCAACGAGACGCATGCCAACCGGATTCAGAGCGACTTGGACCTGCTCGTCAACGGGGACGTCGGCCGGACTCGGTATCTCGGTGGGAGCGACCATATCGGCATTCGTGGCGCCGCCGCGGTCGACGTGCTCCATGCCGTGCGCTTCCGCATCGACAATACCTCGACGCAGTGGAGCGCATCGTCGGGTATCACGGTGCAGATCGTCGTGTTCCTGCGGGTGGCCGATGCCTCGGTCAGCGTCACGCCACGCGTCTACAATGTCACGGCGGCCGGTGTGGCGACAACCTCCGGCGCAGGGGCCTGCTCTGCCA